GTGATAGATGATCCTGATGCTGTATTTGAAATTCAAAGTGCAGGTTCTCCAGCTCAAACTGATGTCGGTTTGAACGCTGATATTTCTTATACTTCTGGCTCTACCAAAACTGGTATGTCAGCTATGGAGTTGTCAGGAACAACAGCAGCAACTACTGCAACTTTTAGAATTATGGGTTTTTCAAGCGACCCAGACAACAGCACAACAGGTTCAGCTAACGTAAATGTTATTGTTAAATTTAACGAGCATTTCTATATCGATCCAACAGGAGTATAAATAATGGCAATTAATAGAGCACAATTAGCGAAAGAATTAGAGCCAGGTTTAAACGCCTTATTTGGTATGGAATATGCCCGATATGAGGCCGAGCATCTCGAGATTTATGAAACTGAATCTTCAGATAGAGCTTTTGAAGAAGAAACACTAATCGTTGGGTTTGGTAACGCCCAAGTAAAAGCTGAAGGTAGTGGAGTCAGATTTGACAACGCTAACGAAGGTTATACTTCACGTTACACTCACGAAACAGTGGCTCTTGCTTTTGCTCTAACAGAAGAAGCAATTGAAGACAATCTTTATGATAGACTTGGAGCAAGATATACCAAAGCCCTAGCAAGATCTATGGCAAATACAAAGCAAATCAAAGCTGCTTCAGTATTAAACAACGCGTTTAGTACAACAGGTGGTGATGGTAAAACTTTGATTGCAACAGATCATCCGCTTGGAGGTGGAGGTTCACTAGCGAATAGAGCCACAACTATGGCGGACTTAAACGAAACTTCTCTTGAAGATGCATTAATTGGTATCTCTACATTTACAGATGATAGAGGTCTTAATATTGCATTAAGAGGAATGAAGCTTATTGTCCCACCACAGTTAGTCTTTGTTGCAGATAGACTACTCAACAGCCCAGGTAGAGTTGGTACTTCAGATAACGATATTAACGCTATCGCGAATATCAACAGCATGCTTCCTGAAGGCTATGTAGTCAATCATTACCTAACTGATACAGATGCATACTTCATCAAAACTGACTGTCCAGACGGATTTAAGTATTTTGAAAGAAGTCCTATGCAAACTGCATTAGAAGGTGACTTTGATACAGGCAATATGAGATACAAAGCTAGAGAAAGATACTCTTTCGGTTACTCAAACTTTAGAGCCGTATACGGTTCTCAAGGAGCTTAAGGAACGATTTATTGTAGCGTTTCTCACTCAACTACAATTCTTAGGGAGCTTCGGCTCCCTTTTTTTGTTGCTTAGTTTGTATTGTAGGTGTAAACTCAAGATAGTTTTAAATTAATTAGCTTAATGAGGATCGATTCGATTTCCATTAATACAAGTAAAGGAGTTCATAATGGCTAATCCACATTTTCAAAACTTAATCTTATGGGCAGGTAATACTGTTGCTACGGAGCACAAGAAAAACCAGCCTATGTTCGCACCATATCCATCAGATCAAACATTTTATATGTATCATAATGATTTTTTTACATATAACTCTGGTGATTGGACTATAACAACTACCGAGGCTGGTACTGGTAGTGCATCTGAAGCTGTAACATCTTCAGCAGGTGGAGCTTTATTGCTAACTAATGCTGCTGGTGATAACGATTTAGACTTTTTACAATTAAAAGGTGAAGGGTTTAAATTAAGCACAAGCAAGAAAGCATACTTTTCTGCTAGGTTTAAAGTGAATGATGTAGATCAATCTGATTTTGTTATGGGTCTTGGTATCACAGATACAACACCTCTAGACACTACAGACGGTGTATTCTTCATTTCTGCTGACGGTGATGCAGGTTTAGATTTCTTAGTTGAGAAAGATAATACCGCTACCACTACAGAAGATGTAGCAACTATGACAGATGATACTTTTATCACAACAACATGGTTTATTGATCCAGACGCTTCAAAAGTATTTTATTCAATAAATAATGCTGCACCAGTAGGAGTTGCAATCACAAACTTACCAGATGATGAAGAATTAACTGTTTCATTTGGTATACAAAATGGTGAAGCTTCAGCACAAACTATGACTATTGACTACGTTGTAGCAGCAGTA